GAATGTTGATTAAATTTCTAATTTTAGTTTTAAGATTATCCTGTCGTATCGTGCATGAATCAAATTGTAAAAGCACATCTTCCAACGCCTCTACAAGCTCTGTGTGCATGTTAAATTTATCACGTATATACTCAGCTTCTTCTTTTGTTTTTACGTGAATAGAGTCATCAAATCCCCTGTGCTTTTTATTCATAACGCAAAACATGTGATAATAGGATTCGTCTAAGAAGCATTCCCATAGTTTCTCTGTCATAATATAATCCTTTAAATTATCTCTAGTTTATAAATTACTTCCATATTCAAGTGCTTGATATCATATGGATAGCTCTTAAGGTTGTCTAAAACCCATTTTCCGTTAGCTACAAGCACAGCATGGGAAGTATAGCCTTGATTACCTAAATATAATTGCAAGCGCCCAGTACCCTTCTCTGCTAGTTTATAAGCCCTCCAAATTGCTATATCTTCACAATCCCCTGAATTGTACTCTAGCTCCTTTGGTGTGGCAAAATTTTCAATTTCATCGTTCTTATAGTTTAAGGCTGGAGTTTGGTTAAGCGCTTCCTTTATATCATCAACAGTAAATTGTCTATCAAAGTTCCATTGTATTGGTTGCCTTTCCAGCACATCATCAAGCATGCCTTGAAACTGATTAGCATTAGCAGGTAAAGCACTTAGCAACACAACTGCACATACTGCAAGTATAGCTATACCGTATAGCCAAGCCTCTATAAATATATTAATTACTCTCATAGCTTTTTATCCTCTCTAATAAATCCTTATCAATTGTAAACATGCCTCTGATAGCTGTTAAGCCATCTATATAATCACACTGCACGGCATACTCGTTTTGGTTAATTAGCTTGCCATAGAACTTTTGCATCCTAGCCCTTGATTCGTCTATGCGAGCTTTTATTTCAGTTTCAGCCATAATCTATTCTCCTTGGTTAGTGTTTAGATATTTAATAGGAACAGGAACGCTACCAACTCTCTTTCCAGTAAATCCACATTCAAAACAGCCAGCACCTCGTGTATGACAACAATTACACGCACATCCAGAACAAGGGTGTGTGTACTTTTTATCAATGCAAACCTCACCTTCCCAGATAAAATACTTCCTACGTCCATCTAGTTTTTTTATTCCAGACTTCTCTTGCGCCTCGGTCTTTGTTATATATTCAAATACCATGTCTCATCCCTCCTTAGTTTCTCTACCATCTAATTAACCCTCCTTTTATTCCATAGCTTAACATCATCTCTAACGATTAAGTTACTAGTGTTGTCGTACTTCTTTCTAAAGCCTTCACCGAGTATATACTCCGCACCAAGTAAAAGCTCCGTTTCTGACCTTAATAAATCCAACTCTAAAGTTTTATTGATAAGCCTATCCTCCAAAACCTTTAGTTGCTGATTGGCTTCCCTTAACTCGTTTAGTAGCTCAGACCTTTTTTTACTGTAAAACATAATTAAACTCTCCCAGGGCAAACGCCCATTTCATGACCAGTTAAACGCTCGTATTCTTCACCCACAGAGTCTTCATCTTCATCTTCTTCTTCAATATAATCAGTAATATCGATACGCTCAAAAGTTCCATTAACTAAATCTAACTTTAGAGTTAATGCATAAGTGTCGTCAGTCCAGTCCCACTCATGGTAATCTTTTATAGCGTCTTCAATGCTGTAAACAGCGTCATGTTCGTAAAAATGATGCGCTTCATCTTTACTCTCCCACATATTTATGTAAAGATGTGCTTTTATTGATGATTCGAATATTTTAGCCATGTTAAACTCCTATATTGTTGGTAATCCCATAGTAATTAATGTTGAGTAATAAGTCAACAATTAATTTAACCTATTACTTAATTTTCTTTCACCTTTACAAACAACGCAGTTAGCACTATACTATATAAGTAGTTGTATAAAAACAATAATATCAGGCGTAGTGGCTAAAAGAAAAAATAATGAGCGTGATTTAGTAAGGAGGCCTTGTGTTGATTATATGCGAGGGATTAAGCCTTACGTTAAAGGTAAGGTTTATGTTGTATCACCGCCCGACTTAGGCTTTGTTGCTGAGGGCTGGAGAATAGCTGCACTTAAAAAAGACGGTTATGAAAAAGGCGTTTTTGATATGAATATTGTCCATGTAAAGGGTGATATTGTGAAAGTCTGGTTAATCGAGTTTAAATATGGGAAAAATGATTATACTGTCGAGCAGAAAGAAGTGGCTGAAATGTTTGAGTGTACACCAGTGAATACAATTAAGATATACTCACTGGCAGAGTTTCAAGATTGGTGTGATAAAGAGTTACTTTAATGATTCTGTTATAAACGCCAATAGCTCTGGATTATCCCTGTAAACCTGAGTCCATGCAGTAGCAAAAGTTCCAACTATACGCTCTTCCTTGTCCGCATCCTCTATTCCATAAGCCCAATAAATAGCATGGTTAATCTCGTGGATTAAAGTATCTACCTCTTTAATCTTCCCTTTAATCTCTGGGTCAATATTAATCAGCATCTCCATCGAAGAGAACCTGCCGTAATTCTGGTCTACCGTTGCTTTTAAATGTGTGTAGTCTTCTATGGTTATATCAAAGCAAGCTACTTTTATTTTATCTGGTCTTTTCATGTTATCTCTCCAAGTTGTCTTTATCATGCATCATAGCGAATTTATAATCATCGGGGATAGGAAGTTTAATTTCCTCTTTATTGGCCAGAACTTCAACTTTAGTTAAGTAGTCCGCCATGCCTTTTGTTTTTAGTGTTGTTGTGCTTATCGGCTTCACTCTTTCTATGCCTTTACGGTTAATATAAGTGGTCTCACCAAGGAAAGCGTATTTTAACTCATCGTGCATTTCTTCTTCTGTGTATCCGAAATGCTCCGCAAGGTATGGTATCCACATCCAATAAAGATTATTTTGTGATAAAGTGCGATTACGCTTATAGGGCTTTATATCCATCTGCAGGGGTTTATCGATATTTTGCTGTTTGATATACTCAATAGCGTTAGTGCGTACCTTTTCATTTAGTATTATAAACTTCAAAATAAACCCTCCTGCTGTAGTAATGTTAAAACCTGCGGAACTTCCTGCTCTGCCTCATAATCCATCTGTTTTATACTTTCGTCTTTATATCCTTTTTTAATCTCGTGGCTAATTTCTGATATAACTTGTCTTGTGTTGCCGTTTAATTGTATAGCCTCTAATTCGTTTAACTGGTCGGCTAGAAATGTAATTATCATGTAAGCCTTAGGTATTAATATTTTATTCTGCTCGAAATGTTTCAATACCTTCTTTTCTATGCGCTCCAATCTTTTAAGTAGTTTGATGCTATTTGCCTCTAAGAATATATCAGACTTGAGTAACTGCAAATGTTTCTCAAAGTGCTTCTTGTTTTGTGGTATTTGCGCAACATGTGATAACATTAATGCCTCAAGTATGGAGGGTATAATTGCGTCCTCTATGCGCTCACTATCTTTTTTATAAGTCATGGTACTTCCTATATAAATTCTCTGCGTATTCCTTAACTTGGTCTAATTCAAAGCCATACTTAGCCCAGAATGTCTTTTCACCATGACGGTGTAAATCTTCAATATGACACCAGTAACAAAGGCACACTAAGTAACACTCCTTTGGCTTACCGCCCATCATAGTGCCACAGAAAGTTAGATGGTGAGCAACTCTTGTATCATCTTCACAACCACAGCCTTGACATGGATGGCTAGCTACCCACCTTCTATATTCACGCTCTGCCTTAGCTGGGCGTTTAGGCATCAATTTTACCCTCAAGCTTTAACCTCTCCATGCATAAGCGGTCTTTATTAGCTAGCCGCTCCCATTTATTAAGCTCTCTGTACTTACCCTCAGTGCGTGGCTTTAGCAACTTCCTAGGTGGCAACTTGCGTAATAGTAATCTTTTAATAAAATTAAACACAATTAATCCTCCTGCGGTAACATTCCTAATGCGCGTTTATAAACTTCAATTAAGTACTCTTCCTCTTTAAGCTCTGTATCTTCTTTTTTGCGGAGCTTTAATATTTCACGCATAATTTTAACATCAAAGCCATTAGCCTTAGCTTCGGCAAAGACTTCCTTAATACCTTCACTGATGTTTTTCTTTTCTTCTTCGAGCCGTTCAAGCCTCTCTATGAATTGTCTTAGTTGCTCTGCTGATAGTCCACCGTAATTAGTCATGTTATATTCTCCTTAGTTGTTAAATTAATCTTGTTTAAGGTCATCATGTTGGAAGTGTTTACCAAGATATTGGTTGCTGTCAGGATAGGCTTTTATAAAAAACTTCTCACCCAACTCTAAATCACCCTCCGCAAGGTCAATGTAGTTCTGCTTAAAACCTTCTAATTCTGTTCTTTTATATGCAAAGCTTCTAGCTTCCGATACAACCCCCCACACCCAACTAGAAATTTCATTTCTTGCGCGGTCAGCCTTATTGTAGGATTCGATAGCGGTATCGTATGCCTTTTTCTTTTGGTCATAAGCCTCCATCTCTGATTTCACCTTGTCCCACAGCTCCGGTGAAAATACATTAGTAGCCTCAACCTTTTCTTGTGCAGAATTAAAATCTTTTTTTACCGCCTTCTTATTGTTGTAGTTGCTTCCAGCATAATCAGTGTCCCAAAGTACCACCTTTGCAAGCGCACCCAATACTGTGGCCGCCTCCTCCGGGGTTCGAACGTGCCACCCATAATATCCGCCCACTTGATATAGTTGCATGTCGGGCTTATGAGTCGGCTTTTCTGGTTGCTCTGGGCGCTCTGGCAACATTGGCGCACCAGCGTCAGCGCATTCAAAATTAATTATCTTTTGCACTTGAGCGTCAGTTAGCTGCTCAACTTCTTGTCCTGTATAGTCTTTTAAGAACATAGTCTTTTCTCCTTAGTTGTTAATAGTTAAAATGGAATCTCATCGTCTAAATCGTCTATAGGCTGCGCTTGGTAAGCATTACCTTTATCTTGGCTGTGTTGCTCTTGTGCTGTGTTGCCTCGACTATCTAGCATTTGTATGCTACTGCCAAAACCCTGCAATACAACCTCAGTGCTATAATTATCCTTACCGTCTTGCCCTTGCCATTTTCTAGTTTGCAATGCGCCTTCTATGTATAGCTTTGAGCCTTTCTTAACGTAGTTCTTAACCACACTTACAAGCCCGGCACTAAACACTACTACACGATGCCATTCGGTTTTTTCCTTTTGCTCTCCAGTGTTCTTATCTTTCCACTTTTCGGAAGTCGCCACAGTCAAGTTAGCAATCTCATTGCCATTTTGCATAGCTCTTATTTCTGGGTCTTTGCCAACATTGCCGACAATTATCACTTTATTTACACTCATTTTGTTCCTCTGTTTTTAAATTGCAAATTTCTAATCTTAATTCCTTAAATGCAGCAATAGTCATCTGCACTGTATCGCCATAATTACCCCTTGGTGGGTATGTGGTGCGGTCAACATAATTACCGCAATGTGATAGATTGTAGGTTACACCCCATTTTCTACCTGATTTATCAAGCCATTCAATCATTTTTAAACTCCTTATTTGGTTTTTCATTAACATCAGGACAAATCTCAAGCTCCAGTGAGTTAGTCACTCGCTCTATTGTCTCATGCAAGCTTACATAAGAGTCCTTAAATCTCTTTAACACATCAGCGTTATCTTTTTTAAGCTGTGACAGTTCCTGCGCAGTTTTAATCTTTGTTAACTTTATTAAGTAATCACTGGACGCTCGCTCTGCTTTTAATAGCGACTCAACATATTTATTATCGTCAAACTTCCCTAAGAATACATCAGCACTAAAGCCAAGGTAGGACAAGCATTTAGTTAACCCATCAGTGCAAGCTTTTTTAAAAGCGTCTTCATCAGGTCTAGCGTTATCCCCCATCTTTTTTTGACCGTATTGCTCAACTGTATTTTCCCTCTTGCCGTGCCACAATGTGCATTTAATAGCTACCGTGCCATTGGGTAAGAAGTGAGGCTCTCCATAACTCCACCCCCAGCCATCGCCAGCAGCACCGAAAACTTCCGTTGCTCTTTGTATTTGGTACATAGCGCCTATAGCCGTAAAACCGCCCCTCTGCGCTACATGCTTGGTATGTTTCGGGTCTGTTTGGCACACTTTATTCCACACATCCATGTTACTCATTTTCTTCACTCCACATTGAACCATAATACCAATTCTCATACTCTAACTGTTCAGCTAGTATGTCTTCATATTCTTCCATATTAACCTCCGTTGTTGGTAACCCCACAATATCTAATGTTAAGTAATAAGTCAACAATTATTTTAAGTTAAAGCTTAATTTTTATAATTGACAATATTGAGTAATATATTTATACTGAGTGTATATGAAATATTATACGGTAAAAAGATGAGACAAATTAATCCCAAAAAAATACAGGAATATATGGCTAGACACGGTATCACTCAAACCGCTTTAGCTGAAAAGTTAGACGTTACTCCTTCGGCTGTATCGTATTACTTTAGTACCGACAATGTAGGCTATCAAACGCTGAATAAGATTATTCGAGCTGTTAGAGAGCTTAGTAAAAAGGACGCTTAGGCGGAGGGGTGGTGTAGAGCGCTGGTAATTGACTGCGCAGTAGGGTTTGTATCTCTCCAGTGATATGTAAATACAATGCGCCACCCCTTATATATAGGAGATGATATGATTGATGTTTTAATACCAGTGTGCGCCTTGATACTTTTTTGGCTGCTTCTCTACCTTCATTGTTATACGGGGATAGGGAGAGTATGCGCAAGCGAAAGTGGAACTACTAAGAGAGAAAGAGTGCTACATTTTACTCACGGAATTATCATCACAGTTGTCATGATATGTCTTGTTTATTCTAATTTAGGTAACTAACCATGGCTGAACAAAAAAATAATATTATTAAATTATTCAATAAAGAGCAAGCTAAGAAGTTAAAGGATGAGCTTGATGATTTAAAAGACGATGATGAGCTAGAAGTAAACCAAAACTCCTTGAGTTTCGCTAAACAATTTATTGATATTGCGAGTGATTATTTTCTTGCTAGGGTTTCGCGAATGAATGCACAAGTTAATTGCTGGTTTATTGTGTCGTATCTTGGCGCAGCTTTTTCAGCTATATGGTTGGTTTGGAGTTAGGGGTATGAGAAAGTTTAAATTACCGCAGTTACATGATAAATGGCTTAAGCCGTCTGTAAAGCCGATTTGCACATCAACTATTGAGAAACCTTACGAAGATGTTGAGAAGGCGTTCAATGACGCTATGGATAGAGTGTGGGAAGAATATGCCTACGTTAAGACTGAACTTAAAGACGATAAGGTGACTTTTAAAACTATACCAGTTATGCGGATGTACAAAATTAAGGAATCACAATGAGAGATAATTATGGGTGATGTAATAGATTTTAAACCAAAAACTGATAGGAAAATGACTACTGACGAGTTCCTTGATGGATTCACGTTAGTTAGTGAAGGGTTTTATAAAAAGCTTATCGAAGACGGTATTAAGCACCATGAGTTGAAGATGGAGTTGCTATAAATGACTCTCTGGGAGCGTATATTTAGGTGGAGGTGGTAATGAGAGATAAACTAATTAATAAGATGGCAGAGGCTTGGTACTTAAAGTGTGTTGAAAGTGCTAGTGATACTTTAACTTGGGAGGAGTTTAAATTAAAGAAGCCAAAACTAGCAGAAGATATACTTCAAAAACAAGAAGCAGCCCTTGATGCACTACTAGGTGAGCTAGAAGAGCCTAAAATTGTTCAAGAAATTGGAACTGGCTTTATTGAGGGTAAAATAGTTATTACTGATGCAAGGAAGCTCTATCAACAACTCCTAGACATGCGTAAATAACCACGCTCATATACATTAATGCTCATAAATCTAAAATATGGGTAAAAACTACACGTTCATGTACATGAAACTAAATTGATAAGGAGAAAGGATGTGACACTGGAGTCGTTAAAGATTAAAATTCTTAGGTTTCTACTAACAAAACACCAATACAATAAATTTGTCGATACTAGAATTCAAAAGTTATTTAGAGAGTATGAGCCGCATGGGGTTACAAGAGCTTGTGTAGAAAAAAACGTAAATAGGTTCTGGAGGCCACCAAGCTAACCGCTCTCCACAAGACTACCTGTCTTGGCGTAGTGTGAGCTTATTTAACTTAAGTGAAGGAATTGAAGAGCCAATCACCTAAGTTCGTCTATAAAAACAATTAATTATAAGGAAAATAATTATGTTGTTCAGCAAGCTTGTATTTTACTTTCTAGACTAGAACCCTAAGGAAGTAAAAGGAGGGGTGTTTTATTTGCCTCTCCAGTTTGCTGAGCATCAAACAACCTCACTCAGCAATATATAGTAATAAACCTACAAGTCAACACTTAATTCCCTTAATTGGGTAATTGGGTTAAATCAATAGACCGGGTTAAAATTAACGCCTTAAATGCAATTTATGCTTATATTTCAATGGAGCAGCCCGGGTTAAATCAATAGTTGGCTAAGGGCTTGGCTACTGCGGTAAATATACCTCATTGTTGCATAAATATCATACCAAGTGTTGCAAAAGTACATAGTTGCAAGTTGTAAAATAGGTGCTATTATAGTATTCTTACTAGTGACTTAACCTCGGTAGCTCTGAGGGGATAATGGGCGGTTTCCTTACACTCCGCCCGTCACGCCTAAAAGTGTAATCTTTAACCTGTAAGGAGGTGATCGCATGAAGTGGTTCCGATTTTATAACGAGGTATTGGACGACCCTAAAGTCCAAACATTATCACCAGAGCTGTTTAAGTTTTGGGTGAACATATTATGTATAGCGAGTAAAAACGATGGTAAATTACCCTCGATAGAGGCTATTAGTTACCACGTCCGAGCCTCCGTTTCAGCAACTCAATGCCTCGTTGATGCCTTGCTTGAGGCTCAGCTTCTCCAAGAGTTCACCAACCAACATAGCAAGTGGTTAGCACCTCACTCATGGCACAAAAGGCAATATAAATCAGATGTTTCCACCGATAGAGTGAAACGTTTCAGAAACGCCAAGAGAAACAAGGTTGTAACGCCCCCAGATACAGATACAGATACAGATACAGAACAGAGTAAAAAAGTAATAAAAAAACAAACAAAACCAGATGTTGTTTCTAATGAGACTTGGGATAATTTTAAAAAACTAAGAGCTGCTAAGAAATCACCGATAACAGATTTAGTGATAACCCGAATATTAGGAGAAGCAGATAACGCTGGCATAAGTTTAGAAGAGGCTTTGCAGGAATGTTGCGAAAGAGGCTGGACTAGCTTTAAAGCTGATTGGTATAACAACTCAAGAGGTAATAATTATGGAAAACGAAATAACAACAAATCAAGCGTCCATGACGACTTCACGAAAGGAATTGCCCTCGGCCTTGCTGAGCTTGATAAACAATCGAGATATTGATTGGGATGGTAATTGTGTATTTGATGAGGATGGAAAGGTGGTGGAGTTTAAAACACAATCATCTAGTAATCATTATCGTATGCGCCCAGTACCAAAGACGGATGCCGTGATGCGCGATGCTTTTGAGGCGGATAGGCTGCTAAGCTCAATTATGCAACCTGCAACAGGTGACCAGATTGCTCTGGCAATTAAAAAGTTAGCCTTACATTGCGGTCTTCAGGGTAAAGCGCCAGAAGAGGTGCAATATATGTTCCTCGATTATTGCCACGACCTAGCAGAATATCCAGTCGTACTAATTAACGAGGCTTGCGCGACTTATAGGAAGTTACCAGAGGGCAACAACTTTTTACCTAGCTCTGGAAAGCTAATTAGCTTGATGCAAGGTAAATACAGTAAGATGAAGTTTATGCGAAAAAGGATAAATCAGATACTTGGTTTGTGCAGCGAGCCTGTACAAGGTCGCGAGAATAAAACTATGTCACTAATGGACGCGTTAAACGCCTTATAGAACTAAGGCAGAAACACAACTGTTAATTATAACTAAAGGAAAGGATTATGATAAACAAAAAACTTATGAGGCTTACGAATGGGAATTAAGAAAGAAGTAACAATTGGGGATTGTAGATTACTGTTGGGTGATTGCATGGAGATTATGCCGCTGCTTGATAGGGTTGATGCTGTGGTTACAGACCCGCCGTATGGGATAAACTTTAAGGGAAAGACTCGCTCAACAAAGAGAGACGATAAGTATGCGGGGGGGCATTACGCACAAAACCATAAAAATATTATAGGAGACGACAAGCCTTTTGACCCTAGCCATTTAATGGGTGTTCCTTGCATCATATGGGGAGCTAATAACTTTGCATCAAAGCTAACGGACAGTAATGGCTGGTTATGCTGGCACAAAGACGGGGGTATAAAGGGCTTTAATATGAGTGAGGTTGAGTTGGCGTACACAAACTTTCTTGGAAGCACAAAACATATATCTCACCTATGGCATGGGTTCAAAAGAGCTAGCGAGATGGGGCAAAAAGTCCTACACCCAACACAAAAGCCAATTGCAATAATGCAGTGGTGTATAACCCACCTACCTAAAGACACTCCAACAATTCTTGACCCCTTCATGGGCAGTGGAACAACAGGAGTTGCATGTGCAAAGATGGGGCGTAAGTTTATCGGTATTGAGCTAGATGAGGATTACTTTAATATTGCTTGTAAGAGAATAGAAGAGGCCTATAAAAGCCCTGATATGTTTATTGAGGCTGCAAAGAAGCCAGAGCAAGACAGTTTTTTGGATTAACTAAAGGAAAGAACATGATAAGCTTTGAAGATATACATTACAGGTATGCAGAAAGAGAAGCTATACAGCACTTTGACCAACATCAAACATTATATGATTCCAGAAAGGAGGCTAAAAGAGATGTACTAGAGAAATTACAGGATAGAGGTTACACTAGGAAGCAGGCGGAAATGATGATGTTAAGGGCGTTAAGTCAATATAGGGGGAAATAAAATTGAGTAATATCTCAAATAATACTTGTGCTGTATTTAGTTATATGTTAAAAATAGGTTATCGATACTAACTAAGGAGAGGTAAGACGTGAAAAAGAAGATTAAAGAACTTGAGAACACACGTTTGTTGGCTATTAGGCGAGGTTTATTCGACAGAGCATCAATGGTTGAGGCGCGAATTAAAAACCTTAAAATTGCACAAAAGACTTTAACACTAATCAAGCAGAATGAGGTTATGCAAGAGTGGTTTGAGGGTGAGACAGACCCCTATGACGCGTATTACGAAATGTTTAGTAGCGAGGACGATGAAGATTTTAAACTTAACGACTAACACTATAGAGAGGGAAATATGAAAAAAGCGATTGATTGTGAAGATTATATAAAAGTGCATCCCGCAAGGCAGGAAGAGCATACAGATTGGGTTGTGGAGTATATTACGCACCTGGATAATGTGCCAATATGTCCTAGTCCATATGAAGATACGTTAGCATATTGCGTAACAAGGAGTAAGTGCGATGCTTTGTTTATAGCTGATGCAATGGCAAAGGGAGGGCGGATTAATGTTGACTACATTCCATTAACAATTAAACAAAAGGAGTCCGACAATGCCGAGTGAAAGAGAAATAGAAGCTGCAACTAATAAGGCCTACGCTATGCAAGATGATAGGTCGGTAGCATCATCACTTAAAGAAATAGTTATAGCAGCCCTCCAAGCAGCAGAGCAAGAGCGCCAAGAGTGGAGGCCGATAGAGACTGCGCCAAAGAAAAATTTATTTGAGTGCTTGATAGGTAGGGCAGCCAGTGAAGATAACATTGGTGCGGTTCACCAGTGTAATTACATAGAAGGTGATTGGGTAGTTGTTGGAATGTTCAGCAGATTTAAGAACCCGACCCATTGGATGCCCCTTCCTAACCCACCCATAGAGGAGAAATAACATGAAAACATTTTTATGGTCACTAATAATAGGTTTAATGTCAGCTTATCTAGCATGGGCTGCTATAGGAGCGCACCTGAAAGAGATGGATAGTCATAAGCGCAGTATGAGTGAATATCAATATGGGGAGGCGCATTAGTATGAAGTATTGTCTATATTGCTTTGAGCCTGTAATAGCTAAAGACCCTCGCAAGATATTGCATGGCAGTCAAGGAGTGAGAAATAGTTGTGCATGGCACTGGCAGAGAAAAAAGCAAAAAGAGAATTATGATAATATATATAGTAAGCGGAAAGAAAAAGCCACAAAGGAAGCTAATTTAAGAGAGCGAGGGTATGATTCCCCTAGCAATGGCGACGATAGCTGGATGATGGGTTAAATAGTAAAGGGGGGGGGATGATGAAAGACTTAATTAACGAATTAGGACTTGACATGATAAATACATGGAAGCTAGTAGCACTGATAAAGATATAGAGCAAGCAAGAGAAATAATGGATACTATTAAGTCAGCTGTTCTTAGTGATTTAATAGCAGAAGGTGGGTTTGAGTGATGTTCTATTCTCCAGAGATAATTAAATGCGAAGAGTGTCATGATGGCAATGAATATACTCACTCATATAGATGCGATAAACACCAACATAAAGGGCAAGTTGTGGATGATATAAAGCAGAAAGTTAGTAAAAAAGGCACAACTATATTCAACATGACTCATAGAGCTGATGGTAATATATCCATATTTGCAGGTGGTGAATGGTTGTCGTTTAAGGGCGCTCACGCAAAATATATTCTCGAGTTGCAGGATAAAATCCAAGCCCTCCAACTCGAAAACGAAGGATTAAGGGAGGCTTCGGATAGGTGGTACCGAGAATGTCAAAGATACGTTAATTTATATAGAGCTACCCTACAAGATAAGGAGTAAGGCGCTTTACTGATAAAGTGTTTATTGGTGAAATTAAATATTAAAGAGGTAAATAATGTTAGATAATAACGCAGAATTAAAAAAGAAAATAATAAAACCTATTAAAACAACAGCTTATATGATATACTGTGCTTTAATAGCGTGTTTCATGGTGTGGGGCAGCCTAATAGGGTTGGCTTATTTAATTATATGGTTAGGATAGTATTATGACAGCAGGTAGACCATTAAAATTTAAAACAGTTGAAGAGTTAGAGAAAGCCATACAAGCTTATTTTGATGAGGTGGCTAAAGACTTCCAGAAAGACTCTAACGGAATAATACACCAAGCCCCACTAACGATAACAGGATTAGCGTTGGCATTAGATACAACAAGGCAGACGCTAATGGATTATCAGGAACGTGACGAATTTACTGACACAGTAAAAAGAGCCAAGACAGTTATAGAAAATTACGCAGAGAAAAGATTGTTTGGTAATAACGCCACTGGAGCTATATTTGCGCTTAAAAACTTTGGCTGGAAAGACAAGACAGAGCAGGATATTACGTCTAAAGGTGAGGCTATTAAGGATGCAACAACTATCTTACTAGGGAAGGTTCCGCAGAAAGATTTAGAAGATGCGCTAAGGGAGGCTGAAAGTAGCACTAAGGATACATAAAGCAAGTAAAAACCCGTGAAAACCACTTAATTGTGTAATGTAATTGAAAATAACTACTGAAGATATACGCAGAGAATTAGAACGCAGGAGGTTTAATAAGTTTGACCTAACGTTTACTGATGATGTGCGTGATGATTATATTAAGCATATGGCTATTATTAAGGCCACATCTTCATTGAGGCAAGTTTGCATGATGGCTGCTAACCGTGTTGGCAAGTCAGAGTTAGGCGCTTACATGGTCGCTGCATGGGCTACTGGTATATATCCTTGGTGGTGGAATGGGAAAGTGTTTAATAAGCCTGTTAATATCTTGGTAGCTGGTGAGACTGGTAAATTGGTTCGTGACTCTATTCAAAAGAAGTTACTCGGTGATGTTGGACACTTAGGCACTGGCTCTATCCCTAAAGAGTTTATACAAACCACCTCCCCAAAAGCCGGTATACCCAATGCAATTGATACTGTTCTTGTTACTCACAAATCTGGTGGCACATCAATTATACAATTTCAGTCATATGACCAAGGCCGTGAAGCGTTCCAAGCAACTGAACGTGACGTTATTTGGGATGATGAAGAGCCGCCTTTGGATGTTTACACCGAGCAGCTTATCAGAACTATGACCACAAGCGGTATAGTGTTATCAACATTTACCCCGCTAAAAGGCGTATCTGAAACTGTACTTCATTTGCAAGCGCAAGCTGAGGAAGGGAAAGCCTCTATTATTTCTGCTACATGGGATGACGCTCCGCATTTAAGCGAAGAAGATAAGAAAGAATTATTCGAGACGCTACCACCACACCAAAGGGATGCAAGGTCTAAGGGTATTCCAGCGCTTGGTTCGGGTGCTATTTACCCTATATTAGAGCAAGAGTTTGTTATTGACCCTATTGCAATACCAGCACATTGGCCTATTGCTTATGGATTCGACGTTGGTTGGAATAATACGGCTGCTTGTTGGGGCGCTTTAGATAGAGATACAGACACGCTATATATATTCGCTGACTACAAGGAAGGGCAAAAAGAGCCTGCTGTTCATGCAGCCGCTATTAAAGCTCGTGGTGACTGGATACGCGGCGCTATTGACCCAGCCTCAAGGGGTAGGTCTCAAAAAGACGGTGAGCAACTGATTAAATTATACGAACAACAAGGCTTGAAGATATCACTTGCCGATAATACGGTAGAAGCTGGTTTATTTGATGTATATGAAAGGCTAACAACTAATAGGCTGAAAGTATTTAATACTTGCACTAAATTACTTGAAGAATATCGGTTATATCGCAGGGATGAGAAAGGAAAGATTGTTAAGCAACATGACCACATTATGGATGCTTTGCGTTACTTAGTTCGCACATTGCAGTCTGTAATATCAATAAAAACAACAAAGAAGAAGAGTTTACAAAGAAAAGGTTCATCTGGCGGTTGGATGGGCAATTGACAAGTTTAAACAATAGTTTATAATACAAGATAACTTTCCCTAGCTTAGGCAGGGCAATTTAAGCATCTTTAAGATAGCTATCATGACTTCATAAGGTGATACATGGATAAGATAGTTGAGAGCGCAAGAAAGAATTATAAATCTGATTCACAGGCGTGGTCTGATATTTACCAAAAAGGTAAAGATGATTTATTTTTCTTAAGTGATGATGAATTTGCTCAATGGAATGGTAAAGAGGCGAAGGCAAGAGCTGATACAGGCCGTCCTATACTAACAATCGACCAACTTTCACAATTCGTGCACCAAGTAGCCAATGATATCAGGCAAAACACCCCCTCAATTAACGTGATACCATCAAACACAGGTGATGAAGAAACCGCTGATGTATTTAAAGGGTTAATTAGAAATATTGAGTATGTATCTGCTGCAGATGACGCTTACGACACAGCCTCCCTTTCGTCTATTAAAGGTTCTATAGGTTTTATACGTGTTGACCATGATTACATAGATGATGAATCATTTAATCAAGAGCTTTGCATAAAGCGTGTGGTTAATCCATTTTCCATCATGATAGACGCAGAGTCTATTGAAGTTGATGGTTCGGATGCCAAGCGTGGCTACGTAATTGAGACTATTACTGTTGATGAGTTTAAATCCAGATATCCTGGTAAAGAAGTGTCATGCTTTGAGGCGGAGGAGCAAAAGGCTCAATATGAAGGTGATGATAAAGTTTCTATATGCGAGTATTATGAGATAGTGGAATCTGACAAGCAATATGGCATGCTAGAAGATGGTGAGCCAGAGGAGTTACAAGAAGGAAAAGAATACAAGAAAACTCGCACCATGAAGAGGCGCACCGTTAAGCGTTGCACCTTATCGGGTAAAGAGACTTTAGAAGAGACTACATTTCCCGGTAAATATATCCCTATTGTGCCTGTATATGGCGAGGAAGCTTGGATTGAAGGTAAGAGGCATTTATTTAGCTTAATACGCAAGTCTAAAGACGCCCAGCGTATGTTTAACTACTGGAAATCCACAGAAACTGAGTTATTGCAACGCCAACCTAAAGCTTACACTATGGTTGCTGAGGGGCAGATTGAAGATTATATTGATGACTGGGAAAATCCAGATAAGGCGGTTGCTCTAACATATAAAACTAAGGATTTAGAGGGCAACCCAATTGCACCTCCGCAAATGCTTAATCCATCACCTATACCTGTTGGCGTTATTAATGCAAGTCGTGGCGCTGTAGATGATATCAAAGCCACTATGGGAATATACAACGCTGCCTTAGGGCAGGTGTCTAATGAAACTAGTGGTATAGCAATCACTCGCAGGAAAGAAGAGGGCGATGTTGCTACATTCCATTTCTCAGACAACTTAAACAAGTCTATAGCGCAAGTTGGTAGGATTCTTGTGTCAGCCATTCCTGAAATATACGATACCCCTAGGATTATTAGAATAATTGGCAAAGAGGAAGAAACTAAAAGCGTTGGCATTAATGGTAAGATGGAACCAGACCAAGAGCAAGAGTTCGATTTAACACAAGGCTCATATGACGTAAAGGTTGTCACTGGTGCGTCATTCTCCACTAAGCGCCAAGAAACTGCTGAGTTCTTAAATACTTTAGTAGCTCGCTCTCCAGAGTTCATGCAAATAGCTGGTGATATATTATTCCAAAATATGGACATAGCAGGAGCACCTGCGCTGGCTGAAAGAATGAAGAAACTGGTTGACCCTAAATTACTAGACGAAGAGAATGAAGTTGACCCAGAGAAAGAGCAAATGGCGGCTATTATCCAACAAGGAGAGGTAGCTATACAAGAGCTTAATGCTAAGATAGGGCAAATGGAGCAAGAGCTTAAGAGTAAGCAAGCTGACTTGATGATTAAAGCTAAAGCAGAGGAAAACGACGCTGAATACGACAGGGCTAAGATTGAGGTTGATAAGCTTAAACTACAAATAGAGCAGCAAAAATTATTATTAGAGCGTGAGCGTATGGAAACTGAGCGCACAAAAATAGAGCGCGAGAGTCAATACAAAATGACAGCCCTTGCCTTAAAAGAGCGTGAGCTAAATGAGCGACAAGTTAATGAAGTTGATGAGGTTATCCTATGATGACCAATGGTGGCTCAAACTCCAATTTTAACATAACTGTGGCGTGGTACGAGGATTTATAAAGAATTAACAATAACTGTTAATAATTAGACATTTGTCAATTAATTAAAAAAAGGTTATACTATGGAAGACATTATTGAACAGGCAATAAATGAAGCTAACGAAGCGCCAGCGGAGGAGGTTTCAAACGAGCCGTTACAAGAGGCCACTGAAGAAGTTGCAGAGGATTCGGAGCAGGAGCAGTCAGAAACGAAAGAAGAAGACGCTAATGTAGAAGATGAAGTTGTATTTCCAAAGAAGGCAGTAAATGCTATCTCAAGGCGTGATAAAAAGATAGCGCAGGCAAGGGCAGAAAACCAACGTTTAATGCAAGAGCTTGCGGAGTTCAAAAAACAAACTGAGGCAAAAGCGGAAGCGCCACAAAGGCCTGATGCAGATAGCTTTGATACGTTTGATGACTACATTGAAGCGCTTGTTGATTGGAAGCATGGTCAGCCAAAAACTGACGAGCAGCCAGCACAAGAGCAATATACGCCAGAGCAGATACAAGAGCAAGTCCACTACCAGCAACGTGCGGTAGCTGTGGACAATAGAGATGCAGAGTTAGTTAGTAAGCTGCCAGACTATGAGCAAGTTAAGAACGAGAACTCTGACATATTAACAAGTTTTTCAGCCGATATTGTAAAAGCTGTATATGAGATGGATGACGCACCACTAGCTCTTTATGCATTAGCAAAAGAAGGTAGATTGGAATCGTTAGCATCGATGAGTCCGACTAAGGCAGCTATGGAGTTAGCCAAAGCGGAAGTCAAAGGGCAGCAATATTTACAAAGGAAGCCAAGCGCAGCGCCAGCACCGATTAGAGGTGTAAAAGGTGTTTCGCATAATTCAAAATCATTAAATAACATGTCAGCTGACGAAATCGTCAACTGGGTAAATTCATAAAAAGGAACTAAAAAATGGCTAATACTTTTAATACTAACAAAGACGCTCCGGGTATAGTAGCAAAAGCTGCTGCTAAAATGCTTGCTGATGAATTGCAATTTTGCAAGTCTATTGCTAAAGCAGATGAGAGTGATTACAACGGTAAAAACGGTTACAGTGCAGGAGATACAATCTACATCTCTAAACCTGCTCGTTTCCTACCACAAACTACATTTGATATCAGCTCTTCTCAACAAGATATCGTTGAAGAGAAGGTCGCTCTAACTCTTGACACTATCTCAACAGTTGGTGTTAATATTGACACTCTTGAGTTTGCAACTGAAATTCAAATGAAAGAAACTTTGCGCAGAGTAGTTAAACCTGCTGTACAAGCTATCGCTCAAGATGTTGAGAGTCGTTTCCTAGATAAAGCTATGGACGCAACTTACAACGTTGTTGGTACACCGGGTTCTACGGTATTTGATACTGACACTGTTCTTTCGGCTCGTGAGAAAATGAATCAATTCTTATGCCCTAAAGATGACCAGCGTTCATTGCTATTTAATTCAACTGCAATGCGTTCTGCTGTAAATGCTCGTAAAGGTCTATTTCAATCTTCTGATGAAATTTCTAAGCAATACAAGCAAGGTTTCATTGGTATGTCTGATGGCTTTAAATGGTTGGAAAATGAGTTACTACCAACTCACACTAACGGTAATGATACTTCTTTCGAAGTTAGAACTACTGTTTCAACCGAAGGCCAATCAACTCTAGTTGTTGAAGGGTTAACTACTACTACTGGTACAGTTACTAAGGGTACAACTTTCACAATCGATACTGTGTTTGCGGTACACCCAATCACTAAAACAACTCTACCTAACTTACAAGAGTTTGTTGTAACTGCTGACGCTACGGCTGATGGCTCTGGTTATGCTACACTTAGCATTTCACCAGCGCTTTACACTTCAGCTTCTAACGGCCTACAAAACATTTCAGCATTCCCTGTTGATGGTGACACTTGTAACGTTAAAACTGGTACAGCTTCAACTGGCTACACTAACAACCTAGCTTTCCATAAAGATGCGTTCCGTATGGTTTCAGCTCCGCTTGTTATGCCAACTAAGGCTGAATTTGCTGTGCAAGAATCTTATCAAGGTATTAGTGTTGCTATCATTCGTGATTTCGATGTTAACACTCGTAAGATGATAACTCGTTTGGACTTCTTAGGTGGTATTACTGCTGACCGTCCTGAGTGGGCTTGTCGTTTAGTTGCATAATTAACTGGGGTGGGGAAACTCACCCCTTCTATACAAGGAATATAAAATGTCTACAGGTATAATCGCAGGTAATGCTGCAACAATCACAGTGGTTGAAGTATCTTTAACTCCAGCAGAAGTGGCGGCTAACGTTGCTCCAGCTCAAACATTCACTGTTACTGGTGTGAAAACTGGAGATACTATTATTGTAACTCCACCAGGTCAAACTGCTAACGTGGCAATCGCTAACGCTTATGTTAGTGCCGCTGATACAATTTCCATCCAATTTACAAACCCAACGGCTGGCGCATTAACTCCAGCGGCTGGAACTCATAAGATTACAGTTATACGCCATGAAGGTTTGACTGGCTCTGGAAAAGTAATTGTTTAGGAGGTTTTATGTTAACGTTTAAAAAAGGCGATTCAGTTAAATATCTTAATGAGAATAGTAAACTTATTCCCATTATTGAGGCTGAGGGCTGGAAACTAGAGGTTGATAAAAAAACCTCTAAAGAAGAAACTAAACCTAAGAAAAAGAAATAGGTAAATTATGACAACCGCACTCGATTTAATTACGCAAGCTCTCCAGTCTGCTGGAATTTTGTATAAAAGTGAAACTCCAGACGCTGATGAGTCATCAGATGCACTAGATGAGCTTAATAATATGCTGGACGAATGGTCTAACGACTCCCTGATGATTGTATCAAGGGTTCGTGAGTCTTTTCCTTCCACGGGTGCGGTTAGTTATACTATAGGAAGTGGGGGCGACTTCGATACAATACGCCCACTAAATATAAGAAGTGTTTTTGCAAGAATTGGTAGTACGGACTATCCAATGGGCGAGATAAGCGATGAGAATTATAGCCTTATACAAACAAAGGCAACGCCAGGCACACCAGACTTTTACAACTATAACAACGCCTTTCCACTGGGTCTTTTGACGTTCTATCCATATCCAACATCGGCGTATGAAATCCATATATACAGCGACAAAGCTATTACAAACATTGCATCGCTTACTACAGATATTTCACTGCCACCAGGATGGAAAAGTGCAATAAGATACAATCTAGCCGCAAGGATGGCTCCTCTATTTGGGCAGCCACTTAGTCCTGAACTAGCAGGTCAGGCGTTATCTTCTTTGGCAGCTATAAAAAGAACAGTGTCAAAAGAAAGAGGAAAAAACGCATACCCTCAAATGATAAATAATAGCAATATTTATACAGGATGGAATCAATGAGAGTAGGGTTAGTAGGGCCATCATATCAAATGTTCTCATTGCCGTTTGATGCGCAGCGTACAATAAACCTATTTCCTGTTTTAGATGAGATGGGTAAGGAAGTTTCTTCTTTATATATGACACCGGGTTTACTAGAGTTTGCTGACACGGGTGCAGGAGCTAATAGAGGTTGCTTTACTGCCGATAATGGGCGTTGCTTTTTTGTGGCTGGCTCAACTCTTTATGAGATTGATTCCGCTGGTGTAACAACCTCAAGGGGTTCATTAAACCAATCGTCTGGTAACGTCACGTTTGCGGAGAATGGCCTTCAACTTGCTATTTGTGATGGCTCGACCCTTTATATATTAACCTATTCAACAAATGCTTATTCAGAGGTGACGGACTCTGATTTTCCGGGTGCTGCTTCGGTTACATTTCTAGATGGATATTTTATTGTTAACGAGCCTAACACTGCACGTTTCTATATATCAGCTTTATTTGATGGTTTATCGTGGGGTGCGTTAGATTTCGCAACAGCGGAAGGCTCTCCTGATAATCTAGTAAGAGTATTCGCAGCATTGGGTCAGTTGTGGCTTATGGGCGAAAGAACTATAGAAATATGGAATAACACAGGCGGCAGTGCGGTTTCCACATTCCCATTCCAAAGGGTGAATGGCGCAAGAATCGACATAGGAATATTAGCTGGCAATACAACGGTTAATGCTGATAACTCATTATTTTGGCTAGGTGGTGATGAATATGGTCGTGGCTTTGTTTATCGTACTAATGGGTTTTCACCTGTTAGAATATCAACTGAGGCCATAGAACTAAAACTACAAGAGGTTGCTAATTTAGCTGAAGTAACCGCTTACGCTTATCAACAGCAAGGGCATTTATTTTATGTGTTGACTGGTGGTGGTTTAGAAACCACATTTGTCTATGATGTAAGTACTCAACAATGGCATGAGCGAGCCTTTTTAAATGACGATGGTTTGTTAGAACAACACCTTGGAATATCTTGCACTTTCGCGTTTAATAAACACTTGATTGGTGATAGAAGAAATGGTAAGATATATGAAATGAGTATGGATTACTACTCTGACAATGGAGAAGAGATAGTCAGGGATAGGATTTACACCCATATATCGAATGAAGACACAAGAATACGTTTTAATGCTTTGGATATCGGTGTTGAGACGGGAGTGGGGACTCAATCAGGTGATGATGCAAACCCACAGATATCATTGCGGCTGAGTAAAGATGGCGCAAGAACATGGTCGAATTCCTACACTAAAAGCATAGGTGCGGTGGGGAAATATCAGACAAAAGTTACTTTTAGAAGATTAGGGGTAGCCGACCAAATGACATTTAGAATACGCATCTCATCCAGAGTAAAAGTTGCAATAACGGGGAGTTATCTTACATGACTACCCAGCAACCACCAATCATTGAAGCCTTAACAGAGGAAGACGGAAAGGCTCGCCTACCTTGGACGCTATTCTTTAATCAAATGTATCAAGGTGATTTAGGTGATGTTTGGAACCCAGATTTTACAAGTTTAACTGAGGTTGGAGGGGATGCTACTATTAATGGTAGATACTACCAAATAACCAAGGGTTTAGCTTTCTTTAGAATAGACGTTATTCCAGCGACAAATACAAGCGCAACAGCAGGCACAACCTACATTGATAACTTTCCATTGCAAATAAATGCAAATGGCGTGTGCATGTCAGTATCTGGTAATTTGGGTGGCTCATTAGGTATAGTTAGTGCTGATGATAGTAGAATATATGCTCCGACTTGGACAACGGTAACGGACACGGTGACAATTTTAGGTATAGTGGAGGCATCATAATGCCATTAAGTCAAATGTTAGGGCAGGGAATGCAGCAGCAGATGCCATATCAGCAGATGCAACAAGCACCCCAGCAAATGATGCCAATGATGAATAATCCACAATTATCACAAATGCTAGGTAGTATGCCTTATTTTGGTAACCCATTTGCGGTTGCAGGAGGTAATGGTGGAGTTTAAATGTTTACCTTTTCATGAAGTAGGACACGAGATAGCTTCGAACATGAAGAGGCATTATAACGAGATAAAAGATAAAGATAGTTATGGTGAGGTTGATGCGGATTGGGGTGCATATTTAGAGTTAAGCTCACAAGGTTCTTGTTTGGCTTTTTGTGTTTATGATGAGGGGAATTTAGTTGCGTATTCGGTTTTTGTTGTAACCCCGAACTTAAACCATAAGACACATCTAGACGCTATGAATGTTACGATGTACACTTATCCTGAATACAGGGCAAAGATTACGATTAAGTTTTTAAGATGGATAAATAAAGAGTTATTAGAAAAAGGCGTAAGCGAGATAGCTTATATGATTAAAGATGAAAGAATTGGTAAATTGTTAAAGAGAGTTGGTATGAAGCCAACGCATACATTATGGACGATGAGAAATGAGTAAGATTTGGAAGCCGGTAGTTAGAGTTGCAGCGCCTGTGTTGGGTGGTATTTTTGGTGGTCCACTAGGGGCTGCCGCAGGTGGGGCTTTAAGTTCTGCTGCTACAGGCGGTAGTGGTAAAGATATAGCGCTAAGTGGTTTACTTGGTGGCGCAGGTGGATTAGCGGCTGGGGCTTTAGGTAGTGCAGCAAGTGCTGGTAGCGGCTTAGGTTCAAAATTATTAGGAACAGTAGCAGGTGCACCCTTATCAGGTGGTGTAGGACCAGCGGCAGGAAGTGGATTGATTGGCGGTTTAACAAGGGCTGTCCCATCTATAGGTAGTGGCTTAATGAGCGCTGGAAACGCCTTATCGGGTGCTACTGGTTCATTATCAAGTATGCTAGGTACAAGTGCTGGAACGCCTCTAGCTGGTGGGGTTGGTCCCACTGCAGGAACGGGAATATTAGGAGGTGTAACGGAAGCTGCATCTAAAGTGCCGGGCTTATCGTCAATAGGTTCTGCATTAACACAAAACGCAAAATCAACAGGAGGTAGCGGCATGTCTGCACCATTATCATCAATATTTGGTGGAATATTACAAAGAAGAAGCGCTGACAAGCAAAAAGACGAAATATTAAATCAGCTAGGAAATATCAGGAGTGAATATGAACCTTACAGAGAAACTGGATTAGCTGCTAATGAGCGGTTAAGTGGTCTACTTAGTGAAGGTAGCGATTTTGGAGCGCCTACTGAATCATTCAGCATGGATGCATTTGAGGCTGACCCGGGTTATGAGTTTAGAAAACAGCAACAAGAAGAAGCTCTAAATAGAAAGTTGGCGGCTAGTGGTAATTATTTCTCTGGTGATGCATTAAAAGCGGCTCAACAGTATGGTGGTGGATTAGCGGCTCAAGAGTATGGTGATGCATTTAGTCGTTATGGACAAGAAGCCGACCGTAAGCGTGCTGAAGAGAGCCAATTATATAATATGCTGTACGGCCAACAAACAGCAGGCAGAAACGTTGCTGGCTCTATAGCTGATACGATGCGTGAAGAGGCTTTAGCTAAGGCGGCAACTCAAGCAGCTAGGGATAACTCACTAAGTCAAATGATAGGGAGTATATTTTAATGGTAACTAGATTTGACCAAGTTATAGGTGGCGTTCGTTCTCCTTTAGATTACAAACAAGCTAAAGAGCAGTTTGAGCAGAACAAACTTTTAAAACAAGCTCAGATTAATAAAGCTATGCAGCCAGCACCTGTTAATGTTAATAAATTAGGACAAGAAGCATTCTTGAAAGCAGCCCAGGGTATCGATTTGACCGAAAGAGAGAGAGCAGCGGCAAAGTTCTTAGATGCTAAAAGCGGTGGAGTTCAGTTTGACCCTATTACTGGTGCTATGGTTCAAAAGCCATCTTTAATAGATAAGATACCATTAGATAAGCAAACTGTTAAACCTGTTGAATTGTTTGGAGCCACAGAGGAAGTAGCGCAAGCGCCGCAGGAGACTGCAATGCCAACGCCACCAATTGAGTCACAAAGTTCAGAGGTCGGTTTCTTCGAGAGGGGTATGCAAGAACAGTTAGAGGCTGCTAAAGATAACCCAAAGCTACAACAACAAATTAGATTAGAATATGCAAAAGCTAGAATGAAGCCTGGCGTAGATGAGTCGAAGGCCGCTGGTTTTGCTGATAGAATGCTTGAATCTGGTGGAATTATAGCGGAGCCTAAGAAGACAAGCGCAGCACTTGACCCTCTTCAAAGGGTGTTAGATGAAATCCCAGTTCTAGGGAACTACGTTGTTTCTGATGATTACCAATCTTTTAGTCAGGCGCAGCGTGATTTTATTAACGCTCAATTAAGAAGAGAGTCTGGTGCCGTCATTAGTCCAGAAGAATTTAAAAATGCGGAACGCCAATATTTTCCAACACCGGGTGATAGTCCACAAGTTATTAAGCAGAAAGAGAATAACAGGCAGATAGCAATTGATGCTATGGTACGCTCTGCTGGCGCATCTTATACTAAGCCAGTTGCAAAAAGTGGAGCAAGAAAAGAGATGGAATTGCAGCAAATGCGTAGTAAATTAAGTAAGGCTGGTTTTTCCAAAGAAGAAATAGCTGAATATTTAAAATCTAAAGGTTTATAATAATGGTACTAACCCCTGAGATGATTGCACAAATGGACAAGGTGGCTAATGTTAAAGAGTCAACCTTAACGCCTGCAAGGATAGCTGAAATGGATGCCATCGTCTCGCCTAGTGAGCCAAGCGCTTTTGAGAATTTTCAAAGTGGCGTACTGGAGCAAGTGGCCAGAACAGCTTCGGGAGAAAAGCCGTTAACGACCCTTCCATTTAGATATGCTAAAGAGTCAGCTGAGTTAGTGGGTGATGTTGGTGGTCAGGCACTGAGTGCCATAACTCCCGATGTAATTGAAGAGCCCATTAAGAAATATGCGGGGCAGGCTATGGAATACATAGCAGGCACTAAGCCAGCGCAAATGGCTGGAGAGGCTTATGGAGCAGCTAAAGAGTTTGCGCCTGACGTTATGGATGTCGCTGAAGGAGCTTTATCTATGGGCTCTATGGGCGTTGGTGGCAAGGCGGTTGGTAGGGGCGTTGATGTAGCTACTGCGCCAGCTAGAAGTGCCCTTACACCAACTATACCTGAGGGTTCGTTAGATATAAGTACTCTTGCAAGAAAATACGACATACCTTTGTCGCTTCCACAAGTTTCTGATAGCAGGGCACTGGGAAATGTTCAAAAGTTAAGTCAAGAGATGCCATTTTCAGGCGCTGAAAAGTTTAAGGATTTACAAAGAGACGCTTGGCAAAAGGAAATATTCAAAACAATTGGAGTTAAGGCAAATAAATTTAACCCAGTAACTATGGATTTTGCCTTTAAAAAAGTGGGTAAAGAGTTTGACGACCTAACGAAAGGTAAAAACTTCGTTGTTAATAATGAGGCGCTAGAGTCTTTATCTAATATAGAAGAGGCAGTAAGAGATGGGGTGTATGGCGCTGAGGCTGGTAAATTACTTCAAAGACATACCAATGAGTTGTTTTCTAGGGTAAAGGGAGACTCCCTTTCTGGTGAAAATTTAGTTAGCTTAAGAAATAAACTATCTAAAACAGCACGCACCGGAACAAACGTGGATGCCCAACAATTGGCAAAGGACTTCGAAAGCGTGTTGGTCGATATGATAGGACGTGATGCCCCGCAAGCCCTACAGCAAGCCAAGAGCCGATATAAAAATTTAATTGTACTAGAACCACTGGCGCAAAAAGCAAAAGGCGGCTATATTAACCCAACGCAGTTGAACACAAGAGCTGCACGTATATATGGTAGACAGCACACTATCGGCAAGTCTGGTGAAATTGGCGACCTTGCAAGAATAGGTAGTGAGTTATTAGGGGAATTAGGTGGTAGTGACACAGTTCAAAAAGGGTTATATGCTGGTGCTGCATTAGGTGGTGGGTATGTAGAGCCTTTAACTACTGGCGCTGTTTTATCAGGAAATAGAGCAATGCAATCAGGTTTATTGCGTAACCAAAATGTAATAGATGCTGCTATAGAAAAAGCATTAAAGAAAAGAGGAAATAAATAATGGCCGTATTATTAACACCACCAAAACTACAATTTTTTGACAATAATGGTGACCCATTAGCATTTGGTAAAGTTTATACTTACGCTGCTACGGGTGGCACTTTTGCAACGCCCAAGGCTACATATACAACGCAAGCTGGCGATGTCGCTAATGCTAACCCTATAATCTTGGATGCGGCTGGACGTGCTAATATTTGGATTGAGGGAAGTTACGACTTTAACGTTACAGACTCTAACGATGTTCAGGTTTACTCACAGTTAGCGGTTACAGCTTTTACAGCTTTAGCATCTTCAAGTGATTCTTATTTCGAGTCATTTTCGGGCACAGGCTCACAAACTTCTTTTACAACATCTGAAGACCTTGGAACTGACGAAAAGGCTATATACGTATGGGTTAAAAACGGCCTAAATGAGAATGTAACTAATGGTTCATTTGCGACAGATACTGGCTGGACAAAAGGTACTGGCTGGACTATTGGCTCTGGAGTAGCCACAGCAACGGGTGCAATCTCAACGGCTATTGAGCAAACTTCAGCTATTACTTTGATTGAAGGGCAGGCTTACTCAGTAACTTATACAATAACACGTTCGGCAGGTGGGTTGATTCCATCGGTGGGTGGTAATGACGGCACTGAGCAAACAGCGTCTGGCACATATACCGAAGTTATTATTGCTGGCAGCAATGAAACGCTAGCATGGACTGGTAACGGTTTTACAGGAACTCTTGACAATGTGAGTGTCACACCAGCCACGGAAGAAGGTTTCGAGATACAAAACCCTAACGCTTACACTATATCAGGAACAACTTTAACCTTCGCCACAGCGCCCGCAACTGGCACTAATAATATATACGTTTCAGCTCCATCATTACTGGTTGGCGCTGCATCAAGTTCAGCAGCAGATGCGGCCACTAGTGCGGCAGCAGCTTTAGCAAGTGAGCAACAAGCAGGAGCTTATGCAGGACAATTGACTATAGTTTCAACTACTAGTTTAGCTATAGGAACGGGTTCAAAGGTGTTTACAGTGGCGGCTGATTTATCACTAAATGCGGGGCAGTTTATATTAATTACTAGTGATGCAAACCCAGACACTAATTATATGTGGGGTCAAATAGCTAGTTACTCAGGAACAACTTTAACGGTAACAGTTGAAGCGGTTGGAGGCTCAGGGACGCTAGCGGACTGGACTATGTATTTAACTGGTGAGCGCGGCACTCAAGGAGAGACGGGTTCGATTAGTGATTTATCTGGAGTGCCAGCGGGAACTATAACAACTTCCGATAAGGTTATATTTGACGATGTTGATGATAGCAATGCCACAAAAAGCTCTACGATTGCCTCTATTATTACTTTAGCGCAAGCTGATATATTGGACGCTGCCTACCCTATAGGTTCTGTTTACCTTAATAAAACTAGCAGTACAAATCCAGCTACATTACTAGGTTTTGGAACGTGGACAGCGATAGAAGATAAATTCCTTGTTGGGCGTGGTAGTACATACACATCAACAGGCGGGGCGGCAACACAAAGTTTAACTAGTGCTAATAATGGCCCGCATACACACACATTTCCAACAGGTTCGACAGTTTCAACCCCTGCGACGAATACAGTAGAAAACGCAACAGACGGAAGTGCTAACGGAACAATCACAACAAGTTCATCTGGCTCAGGAACTGCATTTAGTATTATACCACCATATCAGGCTATTTATGCTTGGGAAAGAACAGCTTAATTTAAAGGATATATTATGACATTTATAGCAGCATTTCACCCCGATAACCACATACGCCGCGGAGGCAAAAGTGAGATGGGTGTGTCTTTGGGAGATTTTAGAATAGCAAACCCAACTGTACCTTTAGTTGATGGTGAGTTCTTCCAATTAGACGAGGACAGGCTTATCATCATGAATGAGAAAGGCGAGGGCAACTTAGCTAAACTCGAAGATTATGCAGACCTTGTAAACGCATTTAAAAGCCCACCAAAGCCGACAGAAGGTAAAGTTTACCCTTTGGATATTCCAGTTGAGGCTTATCTCGAATTAGACGGAATGACGCCAAGCCCCATTGATAATAATCAAGGCATACCGACTGGCTTTAAAGTTGTTGATGGTGTGCAAGTATGGGAATACAGAGACAAAAATGCAGAGGAATTAGCCGAAGACGTAAGAAACGCAGCTTTAGCAGAAATAACAAGACTTGAATCTGAAATAACGCCACGTAGAATAAGAGAAGCTGTACTTGGAGCTGATAACGGTTGGCTTGCTAATCAGGAATCTTTAATCACAATTGAACGTAACAAACTAGGAGACTAAACAATGGCTACAATACCATTTCAATTTACACAAGACGGAGACCATGCTGAAGTTTTATGGGAAACTATAGACGGCAGTGATGTTGGGCAGACTTATAATCTGCATGACTATAACGACAATACAGTTACAGTTACAGGAACTTTTGACAGTAATACACTTACTATGCAAGGTTCTAATGATGGCTCTACTTGGTTTACATTAACTGATAACAATGGCCTATCTATAGCCCTTACTGCCGCAGGGGGTAGGTTAATAGCAGAAGCCCCTAAATATATAAGACCGTCTTTAGGTTCTGGTGCAAGCTCTGATATAGATGTTATAGTCCAACTAAGGAGGGCGTAATGTCCAGAAGACGCAGGTTATTAGGCGGCGGTTTGGGCGTAGGAGAAGGGTTGATGTTCTGGGCTGATGGCTCTGATATTCTTTATTTTAACCCAGCGGCTATTGGGGATATAACTTCAATACTTGATAAATCAGGCAATGGTTACGATACAGACTCACAATCGACTGGGACAAAAAGAGCTGACCTGTTAGCGAATCAATTAAATGGTCGCAGTGTTATTAGTTGCGACGGTGGTGATGCTTATAAGCTAAATACCGCTTTACACTCTATACCTAACGGCCCTAATACTATGTTTGTGGTAGCTAAGACTAATAGCAACAGTACGCAGCAGAGAATAATTAATATGACTGCGGCTTTTAGTTCGGATTACGGGTTAGAGTTTTCTTCTAATGTTGGTCAGGCGGTATTCTTTAATAATCCATCTGGCGCAGGTGTAGGGATAACAGGACTTACTGAGACTGACTGGAATATATTAAAGACAAGAAGAAGCGGAACAACCGTTGCAATATCAGCTAACGGCGGCACTGAGGTGACTAATAGTAATGGTGCTGACGTTTCTAATATAAATGACGCAACATTATTTTCTTATGATGAGAGTTCTT